TGTATTTTTTATCACCGACGTTATATTCAAAACCTTTGAACTTGTCGTTGAAAACTTTTTCAGTTTTCTGTGTAAAAATGTCAGAGTTTGTTTTAACTGTTTTTTGAGTTGCTTCTGACTCCTTGTTATATCTATTAAAGAAATCAATTGCTTTTTGTTGCTCACCCGTAAGTTTGCTTCCAGCTTTGATTTCGTCATAGTATTTAGACTTTTGCCCGTCTAGGTGGCTTTTAGCGCTGGCAACTTGCTCTTTAAGCGCTAATTTCTTTCTACGTATATCTCTATCTTCGTCTACATCTTCGTCGTAAGAGAACGAGTCTTCCATAAGGAAGTTAATTTCTTCGTTATTTAAATGAGGTTTTGTTTGCTTGTAGTACTCGTATAATAAACTTTGATCGTCTAATTTACTGTAGTCTTGATTAAGCTTTACATAGTCACTTAAATCTCCACCAGTCTCTTCCATAAAGTCCATTAACTTTTGGATATTTTCTGGTAATGGTTCTCCGGTAGTTTCTGCTGTAGCTATAGCTTCTTCAACTTGCTCTTCGACTTCAGCAACCTCTTCAGCTTCTTCTTCAGTAATTTCTTCTAATACTGGAGTTTCTTGTGCTTGAACTTCCGGCTGTACCTCTTCTTGTTCTTGTGGGGCGTCGGCATTTTCAGACTCTGCAACCACTCCGCTGTCGTCAGCGTTATCTTCTTTAGTTTCATTTTCTTCTTCTTTTGGTGTTGGTGGTTTACTTAAATCTACTTTAATGACATCATCGTCTCCAGCAGATTCAAATTTTGTTTCTTCAACTTGTTCAGTTGTTTCTTGGGTAGTCTCTTCGACTACTTGTTCATCTTTTTCTTCCATAATATAATATAATAATAATTAATAATTCTAACTAGGGTCAAACGAACCTAAATCAAATCCTCCACCTAGTATATCATTACCTGCGGACTCAAAGTTTTTAGGTGCTTTACCACTATTTCTTTGTTCAATCATTTCTGATTGCTGTGTTGCTTGTATCTTTGTTCTTTCGTCTTTTCTATCTTCTTTTTCTTTTTCTCTAGTCTTCATACCGTCAACTTCAATTCCTTTTAGTTGCATGTTGTATTGAAATTCTAATTCCATTAATTCTTTTTTATGTTGAACTTCTTGCGTCATTTTCTGAGAACTTAATTGAGATTTTATTTGCTCTAATTCAGCTTGACTAGCTGTTAGCGCTTGGTTTTTCTGAACCTCAGCTTCCGCGGCTGCTTGAGCTGATTGTTGATTTAACTGAGATTGCTGTTGCATATTTTGCTGTTGCATCGCTTGATCTCTATCTAACTTTTTCTTTCTACGTATTTTAAGTAGTTGATTAGCTAGTTTAATGTTTTTGATTTCTCTAATATCAATAGCATCAGCAAGTTCAATTATTTGTTGCTGTAATGCCATTTGAACATTATTTTCTAACATTGCTTTTTCCTCTTCATCTGGTTGTAATTCTATAAATATACCAAAGTCATATAAATGTAATTCTTTTAATTCTTCTAAAACAGCAGCATTGTGAACGCCAATAGCTTGAATAAAAGCATCTTTTGTTGGAGAATATTCTATAATATCAGATATTCTAAGAGAAAGACATTCGCATATTTCAGCTGTTAAAAATAATCCTGATTGTAATATATGTCTTGTGGCTGTATTAGAGTTTGCTGCTGCCATTTTTTGAACGCCAACCAAAGCATTTTTATCTGGCATGCTACCGTCTCTTGCTTCGTTTAATCCGGTTACATCTCTTATCATCTGTAAATAATAATTGTATGTGCCGATTAAGGCTTGCATTTTATTACCTCCAGATCCAGATGTGATTTCTTGAATAGGTACTTTCCCTGGATTCATATCACCATCAGCCGTAAAACTTCTACCAATAACAGATCCTGTTTGGAAGAACATGTTTAAGGCTTCTTGTGGATTATAATTAGTTCCGTTACCCAAATCAATCTCAGCCAAACCATCAGCGTCTAAATAAACTCCATCTGGTGTTAATCTAGACATTACTTGCTGAAGTTTTAAATGTGTAAGTTGAATCATGTCAGCAAAACCAGTTATACGCTTTACTAAAGAGTCGATTTTACCATTGTACATTCTTGGAGCAACTATAGCGTAATTCATTTTAACCTTAGTATAGTCGCTTTTTGGTCGCATCATGTTTTTAGCCATCTCCCACTTAAGCAGTTTATCAGTACCAAGAATCATAGCACCATCATATAAGCACTCTATAGACCTTAGCATTCTACTAAAACCACCCTCCATGTCCCCTGGTGGATTAAACGAATCATCTTTAGGTATAATTTTATCAGCACCACTACCTGTTTCTTTTACTTTATAAACCTCGTTCATATAGGTTTTGTAGTTAAAGTATAAAACCTGAATAGTGTTATTATCTTCTTTATCGTAAGTATGTGTGGAATTATAGTTAGATCTATTGTTAGATTTATTTTTCATTATATCTTCAAGATCACTTTCCGATAAATGAGGGAATTGCTTTGCTAATTCGTTTACTGGAATTGTTTTTACCTCACCAACGTAATATATATCATCAAAATATGGTGAATCGCTATAAGAATAAACTAAGTTAGCAGGATCAACATAATCAACAACAGCGCCTTCAGACGTGTTGAATGAAGTTTTAACAGCACCAATCCCAAGAACAGTAAGATCGTAATAAAACTGTTTTTTAATTAACTCATATTTACTTCCTTCTAACAAAGTATTGATAGCTTGCTCTTCTGCTATCTCTACAGATTGTTTGTATGTTAACTGCATGTGAAGTTCAAGTTCTTCATTTGTTTCTGGAAGTTCTTCTATTTGACTATCTCTAACGTTTAGTTTTAACTCTTCTTGAACTGCTGCATTAAAGTCTTTTAATCTCATATCTTTCAATATGGAATCCATGTATTTTGTTCTTTTAGAAACTCCATAAGGGTCTTGAGAGTAAGCCTTTACGTCATAAGTTCTCTCAGCAATACCATTTACAACTATATCTACAAATTTAGAAATAATAGGAACAGGTGTCCAGTCTAAATTTAAATAGGACAAATCACCGTTTATAGATAACTCATCCTTATATTTCTGTATAGACTGCTCGCCTCTTGCGTACAATCTTAAATTATGAAAATTATTTTGGTTAGATTTATATCTACTAGAACTTCTATCGTTGTTGAACCACTCTGTTTCAATTGCCTTACCTACTTTTAAACCATAATCATGACTTAACTTTTCAGCGTCACCTACGGTTTGACTTGGGAAATAACTTTTAATGCCAGACTCTGCCATATTTATTATTTGATTATTTGTGAATTACTTCCAGTATTAGTATACTTGGAAACGTTTATATTTAGTTTAGGTTTTTCAACCTTAGCGTTGGGTCTATATAAATGTCTGTTGTTAGCCATAATAGCTAAACCAGAACTTATAGAGGCATCATGCTTTGTTCTTTTGTTTATATCAAATCTAGTCCAATCATTTAATAATTCGTTAAAATACAAATCACCAAATGTTCCATCTTGCTGTATACCTACGTGATCTTGGATATACATTTCAATAGCAGCGGCATGAGCTTGCTTTATATCCTCACTAGAGTTGGGCATTCCACCTACTTCTTTTTCAGTAACAGATAATTTATTCCAAATTTTATCAGGTCGATTCATGCTAAACCCTCTATATCCTCTTCTTCTAAAATAGTATAACAATCTAGGTTTATTATTCTCTGCAAGTATAGGCATTCCATAAAACACACAAGCCATAAGAACGTCTTCAAAAAACATTTCTGCCGTAGGTGGTCTAGATAAGTATTCTAAAAAGAAACTGTTTGCGGGAGCGTCCTCCATGCTGAACCTTGTAAGTCCATGCAAAGCTCCTTTAGAACCTTCTCCATCTACGGTTCCTGAGATGTCATACGAGTCACAGCCAAAGGCTCCCATATGTTCATTACCAGGATATTTTATACCATTTTTAAGTACCACTCTATTTTGTAACTGCTGAGGTGGAACCCAGCTAACTTTAAATCTACCTTTTGGATCTGGATAGAATATTACTTGAGAATCTTTGATTCCATTGACCCATTGAAAATTACCTTTAGTAACCCCTAGAGTTCTAGACATCTCTTCGTTATAATCTATCTGTTCATATATCTTAACAAGATTAAAAATACTACCTTTTGTTTCGTCTCTAAAAGCATGTTCTGTTGTTCTTGGAAACTGACGGTAAAATTCGTTTAATCCATCTTGGTCGTCTTTTAAGCCGTCAACTTCATTTTGCCAGTTATCTATTACACCTACGTCTATTAGTTCACCGTCTGGTGCGAATCTATCGTGATCAGGAGTAGTAAAGACTGGAATTCCATACTCGTCAATAAATCCTTCGTAGTTCCATTCCATTGGGATAAAAAGAGAGTATAGTCCAGACTTCGTCTGACCGTTTCTATTTCTTTTCGTGACATCTGATGAGTTGTATAGTTTTTTAAAATTTTCTCCACCTTTATCTAACGCATTTGAAGTTGAGCCCATCATACATTTACCAATAATTCTACTACCTAATCGTAAACATGTTTTTGTAACCCTCCAGTTATTTAAAATATTATCAGGTCTTTCCCATTTGCCACTTTCGTCGTGTACCAGTAGAGCTAGCTTTTCTCCATCATAGCTATTGTCTCCAGTATTCTTCCAATCTATAGTTGTATCTAATCCTTGTATGTCTTCCAGCTTTTCATTAGCTGTTATTTTTTTCCTTGTAAACTTACTAGCAGGTACCCTATAAGCAAGTTCGGATTTAGGGCGATCCATACCATCTTGTACGGGTTTAAAAAAGAAAGGATAGTTTATGCTAATTGGTACAACTTTATCTGTAAACATTTTCTTTGCATCAGCACCTGTTTTAGACAACACTCCATATCTACTATCACTTGCAAGGGTGGCTAAATTAACGGTTTCTGCTGATGACATAAAAGAAAATCCAGAACGTCTATTTTTAAGATAACATATACCGTAGCATCTTTTGTCTGCTTTACAGGCTTCCCAGAATATATAGAACAATCTATTTGCTTCTCTAAAATCTGGGGCTCCAACATCTATCTTGCTCCACTGAAGATACATGTAATGAGTACC